GTCCATCAAGCAGTTCACCACTGGTTCGCGTACTGCAACTGGCGGAACGACTTCGGCTGCTGTTACTACTGAAGGTGCAACCACCATCGCCATCACTGGTGCGGGTGCAGCCGGAATAGTTAAGGCTGGCGACGTGTTTACTGTGGTTGATTGTTATGCTGTCAACCCACAGACCCGTGAAAGCACAGGTTCGTTGTTCCAGTTCGTTGCTCTAGCAGCAACTACGCTGGATGGTTCAGGCGCTGGTAACATCACTGTTGCTCCGATCTACTCGGCAACAAATGCACTTGCTACTGTCAACACTCTGCCTGCTACCAGCAAGGCAATCGTGTTTGTTGGTACGGCTTCTACGCAATACGCGCAGAACCTTGTATACCACAAGGACGCTATCACCTTCGCAACCGCCGACCTTCTGCTCCCGCAGGGTGTAGATATGGCTTCGCGTCAGGTGCATAACGGCATCTCGCTTCGCGTTGTTCGTCAGTACGACATCAACAACGACCGTATGCCTTGCCGTATTGACGTTCTGTACGGCTACAGCACGATCCGTCCGCAGATGGCTTGCCGTCTTTGGGGTTAATCTAATACCGGCCCTCGGTTCGCCGGGGGCCAAACATTCTAAAGGATTTTTACAATGGCTATTCTACCTAATGGCGCCGGCGGCTATCAAGTCGGTAATGGTAACCTTACCGAAATATCTTTCTTTAACTTTACTGTTCCAACAGCTTACACAGCTACCGCAACGCTTACTGTGTCTGATCTCGCCGCAGGCGTGGTTATCTACACTTCAGCCAGCACGGGCAACTTGACGCTTCCTACGGCGGCTCTTACTGACGCCGCATTTAGCAGCGCCAAAGTAGGTAGTGCGTTTGATATTGCGCTTGTTGCTACTAGCACTGGCGTACCTACCATTGTGGTTGGTACGGGTTGGTCGCTTGCAAGCACTTCTGGTGCTGGCGTTGCGTCCAAGAGCGTTCTATTCCGCGCCGTCAAAACCGGCGACGCGGCGTATTCGCTGTACCGCATCGCAGGTTAATTGGTCTGCCCCGGCTACGGTCGGGGCAACCTTTTCAGGAGAAAACCAATGTCTAATACAAAATCTATTGGCGTTGCCTTCCTCGATCAAGATATTATTGGCGCACAATATATTTTGGCTGACGAACAAATCGGCTACACCGCCGCGGCGCAAGGTACGGTTACGCAGGCTACCAGCAAGTCTACTGGCGTCACGCTGAACAAACCAGCAGGCGTTATCACAATGAACAACGCGTCTTTGGCTACTGCCACTAATGCTACGTTTACGCTGACTAACAGCTTCATTTCTGCAAATGATACTGTTATTCTAACCCTTGCGGGTGGTCAAACAACCCCCGGATCATACAACGTGTTTGCTAATGCGCTGGCTGCTGGCTCTGTCAGCATCACACTACGTAACATTTCTGGCGGTACACTGTCAGAAGCGATTGTCGTAAACTTTGCAATCATCCACTGCGTTTAACTAATTTGGGCGGCTTTCGGGCCGTCCATTTTTAATTTTTTTTGCGAGGGCTTGGTATGGAAACTGCCGGTGACATAATTAACGGTTCGCTTAGACTGCTAGGTGTTCTGGCAGAAGGCGAAGTTCCATCGGCTGAAACGTCGCAGGACGCACTGCGCGCCATGAACCAGATGATTGATAGCTGGAACACAGAGCGCCTGTCCGTCTTCTCGACGCAAGACCAAGTGTTCACATGGCCTGCCAGCGTGCTTTCGCGCACGCTTGGGCCAAGCGGTGACTTTGTTGGCAACCGCCCTGTGCTACTTGATGACAGCACTTATTTCAAAGACCCCGGCACTGGCGTCAGCTACGGCATCAAATTTATTAACCAGCAGCAGTATAACGGTATTGCGGTCAAGACCGTAACGTCTACATACCCGCAAGTTCTGTTTATCAACATGACGTATCCTGACATTGAAATGTATATCTATCCAAAACCTACACGCGCTTTGGAATGGCATTTTATTTCTGTTGAAGAACTTACGCAGCCAGCAACGCTGGCAACAACTTTAAGTTTTCCACCCGGCTATCTGCGTGCGTTTCGCTATAACTTGGCGTGCGAAATGGCGCCTGAGTTTGGTGAGGAGCCATCAGCACAGGTTCGCCGCATTGCTATGTCGTCGAAGCGTAACATCAAACGTATCAACAACCCTGATGACATCATGTCGATACCGTACAGCCTTATTGCTTCGCGTCAGCGGTTTAACATCTACGCTGGGAACTACTAATGAAGACGCCGATCCTTGGGTCGGCGTATGTCGCTAGAAGCGTCAACGCCGCCGACAACCGAATGGTCAACCTATTTCCTGAGATTGTCCCAGAAGGCGGTAAAGAACCCGCGTTCCTTCAGCGCGCGCCGGGGCTGACCGTTCTGGCTACAATCGGCGGCGGCCCTATTCGCGGGTTGTGGACATACGGCGGCTACGGTTATGCAGTGTCAGGTAGCATATTGTATCAGATAGACAGCAACTGGAACACGTTTGCCAAAGGTAGTGTGGGCGGTTCTGGCCCTGTCAGCATGGCTGACAACGGCACGCAGCTATTCATTGCCGCTAACCCGCAAGGTTACATCTACAACGCCAGCACCGACGTGTTTCAGCAGATTACCGATTCTGACTTCCCCGGCGCGGGTACGGTTGGTTACATTGACGGCTATTTTGTGTTTAACGAACCTAACAGCCAGAAGATTTGGGTAACGTCGCTGCTCGACGGGACGGCTGTTGATCCTTTGGAGTTTGCCAGCGCCGAAGGCAACCCAGACAATGTGGTTGCGGTTTTTGTGGATCACCGCGAAGTTTGGGTGTTTGGCACAAACTCAACCGAAGTCTGGTACGACGCAGGGCTTCTTGATTTTCCGCTAACCCGTATTCAAGGCGCGTTTAACGAACTTGGCTGCGCTGCCCCGTACAGCATCGCTAAGATGGACAACCAAGTCTATTGGTTAGGTAAGGACGCACGCGGTCAAGGGGTTGTCTACAGAGCCGCTGGCTATATCGGTCAGCGCGTATCTACGCACGCAATCGAATGGCAAATGCAGGAATACGCTGATTTGACAGACGCTGTCGGCTACACGTACCAGCAAGATGGCCATAGCTTCTATGTTCTGAACTTCCCTAGCGCAGACACTACATGGGTGTATGATGTCGCTACTGGCGCATGGCACGAGCGCGCGTCGTTTGCTGACGGCGATTTTAACCGTCATCGCGCTAATAGCCAGATGTTCTTTAACGACACTACGGTTGTTGGAGACTACGAGAATGGCAAGATTTATGATTTTGACCTGAACGTATACGCTGACGACGGCGAACCGCAAAAATGGCTGCGGTCATGGCGCGCGCTGCCGACAGGGGCTAACAACCTCACGCGTACTATTCAGCACGCGTTGCAACTTGATTGCGAAACAGGCGTGGGCTTAAACACTGGACAAGGCAGCGATCCGCAAGTTATGCTGCGCTTTTCCGATGACGGCGGCCATACGTGGTCTAACGAGCATTGGAAGTCGATGGGCGCTATAGGCAAATATGGGAAACGAACAATCTGGCGGCGTCTTGGGGCCACCATGAAAATACGCGACCGTGTTTACGAAGTGTCTGGCACAGACCCGGTACGGATTTACATTATGGGGGCGGAACTAGCTATTAGCGGAACGAGCGCCTAATGGCTCTAGCGCCAATCAATCCAACTAACCTTACGCCGCCGCGCGTTGCCTTTATCGACCCGCGGTCAGGCGCGATTAGCCGTGAATGGTATCGGTTCTTCCTGTCGCTGCTGACAGCTACACAGGATAATCAAGAAGAAGTTACGTTAGGGCCAGACACAGCATCGTTGTTAGCTACCTACGACGCCATGCTGGCAACAGCTACACAAGCGTCCGCAATTACATCCGATGGCATGGTGGCAAGCCTAGAAAGCAGCCTAAACAGTCTGCAAAATGCTTTCGGTGTAACGCCGCCCGATCTTGGCGGTACTGTCACTTCGGTTGCTGCGTCCGGTGGAACAACCGGCCTGACCTTTACAGGTTCGCCAATTACGACAAGCGGCACGCTTACGCTTGGTGGCACGTTGGTGGTAGCTAATGGCGGCACGGGCCAGACTACCTATACAGACGGCCAGCTTCTGATTGGCAACACAACAGGCAATACGCTAACCAAAGCCACGCTTATTGCCGGTACAAACATCAGCATCACTAACGGTTCAGGCTCGATCACTATTTCATCTACGGCGGGAACAGGAACGGTAACAAGCGTTTCTGTTGTCTCGGCTAATGGATTTGCGGGTACGGTAGCTACGGCTACCACTACGCCGGCAATCACTTTATCCACTTCGGTTACAGGTCTGATAAAGGGTAACGGAACTGCACTGTCGGCAGCGGTCGCTGCTACTGACTATGTCGCCCCTAGCGCCTATGCGTCCGCGAATGGCCTTACGATGTCTACCAGCCGTCTATTGGGGCGCACTACCGCCAGCACAGGCGCAGCCGAAGAGATTAGCGTAGCTGGAGGATTGACGTTG